TGGCTCGCTGTGAGGCTTCTAGTCTCTTTTGTAACTTATCTGCTAGTTCATAATCTTCATTCAGGATAGCGCGCTGTAACTCTAGGCGTAGCTTCTCATCGGCTGAAATCTTGCCTTTGAGGGCTGCCTCGATCTGAATCTTATCAAGATCAAAGATAGATTCTGCTTTAGCCAATATCTTTTTGTTAGCAGCAGCCTTCTTATCAGCGGCGATCTTGGCTGCAGCAGCAGCTTTAGCATTTTTCTTATCAGCTACTAACTTAGCGGCAGCGATTTTAGCATCGGCTTTTGCTTTCTTCTCAGCAGCAACAAGAGCGGTCATAGTATCGGTCAACCGTTGTTCTGTCTCGGTAAGTTTGCTCTCAACTGAATTATCGCCAGCATAATGCTTTTTAAATTCATCAATGAAAGATTCAAATACCTTGCGACCAAATTCATTATTCTTGACAACTTTGATGTCCTCGCGTAATTCTTCGAGTTCAGCGGTTAACCGAATTTCTAAGAATGAATCAAGTTTTTCAATTAATTGAGCAATATCTTGTTTCATTGTTGCGCTCAGTGCTTGTTTAGCTTCAACGATCTTTTGGGCATATTCTGCTTCAAGATCCCTGAATCGTTCAATATCAGCACGAAGTTCATTTAATTCTTCAGTCAATAATTCTGTCACTTTTGAATCAAGAGCTTCAATTAAAATTTCGCGGTCTTTGATCCATTGTGCATTCAATTCTGTTGTAACTGCAGCTTGTGCTTCGGCACGGGCAGCAGTCATCGCTTCATCAAGCTGCTTTTTAAAAGCACCTTCAAGCTCTACACGAGTGTCTTCTGTCAACACTTCGGCAGCTAGAAGTTTTTTGAGCAGTTCTTCCATATTCAGTCTCCTTAACTTTTTGTTTCTTGTGTGTTATTATTTATGGTACCTGTGTGAAAAATTATAGTTTCATTAGGGGGATGACAAGCAATCCCGCACAAACACAGGGAATTACGTAATTCCCTGTTTTTTTGGTGTTTGTTATTTTTTAGCAAATAATCCGTTTTGTATGAAGTTTAAAATTTCACGTTTAAAGTATTTTTGAGCAGCCGGATCTTGGCGTACTTGCTCGGCTAACGTTAAGATTTGTTGGCCGTTGCGTGCACGCTCGATGGATTCGTAAACTAATCCAGGATATGCTTCAGGGGCACTTGGTGTGATAACAATATCGTACGTGATAAATTGGAATCCATTGACATCACCACTTTCATTAACATTACCTGCTCCGCGACTGGATACACCAATCTTAACCCCACTCCGTAATAATTCTTGAGCAATCAATCCCATTGGGGTATTAAGTAATTTTGACTTTCCGTATGCATTGTTGCCATTCATCCACATTTCTGTGATGACATGTGAAATGCGATCACTATTAATAGTCAATGCCTGAGGGTGGTCTAATTCACCAAAAATTCCATTGCATTCTTTAATCCGCTGTTTCGCACTGTCTACAGCACTGGAAATTTCTGACAGCGGATAATTACGGCCATTACGGTTCTTAATAGAACTTTGCATGCAGATTCCATTAAGCCACATGCTTTTATTATCCGCAGATGATTCCAGAAAAATATTGCACTGTGCTGGGGCTAACTCTTCAACCAATAAAATTGGGGTCATTTGTATTCTCCTTTAACTCAATTATTTGGTATCTTCGTCGCCCTCGTCTTCATCGTCGTCTTTTTTCTTGAAAGGAAATCCTTTTTTCTTGGTATCCTTTGCATCATCTTCGTTATCGCCATCTTCTTTATCGTCAGCATCAGATGTTTCGTCTTTGTCTTCCTCATCATCATCTTTGTCTGTTTCTTTTTCACCAAGAAGAATGGCTTGAGTTTTGAGATTCAAGCATTCGTGAAATACTGCCTTGGCATCTTCGTGATTTTCAAAAACTGTTGCTTCAACGAGTGCTTCCCATAGTTTTTTTGTTTTGCTATTCATTGTTTGGAGCTCCTTTTTTATGTAAAGTATCTTGGTTAGATAATTGTATATAATGTATTTATTGGAATTAGGGGGTATTTCATGAAAGAATCATCATACCGGTGGGGGACCCCCCGAATTACCTGGGGAAACTGTGGCAGTTGGCATTCCCATTTCCGCTCCTCCAGCACCGTCGTCTCCTCCCATGCTAGGATCCATTCCGCCCTCTAAACCATCGGGTGATCCCCCTAACTGTCCTGCCATCATACCAGGAGCTCCACCCATGCCACCACCCATCATGCCACCCATTTCATCTGGTGGTGGACCATAAATTTGCGCAAAGTTAGCTCGGCCAGCATTAGGATCGAGCCCCAATTCCTCAGCTTTGAGTCGCTCATTAACCAAAATATCTTCATCAGACAATTGCAAGAATTTCTTCATGGTAAATCGTTTAGCAAAATGTCGAACAGACTCTGATTGTGCATATGTGGATAATAAATCATTATCCAATTGTTGTTGTCGATAAATTCCGAAGTTTTCTGGTTCTAGTAATTTGATGTTAAAACATGAAGGATCCACATTGATTCCCGCAGCTCTTAAATAACGTTTAAATTCCTGGTCAACGACGCAAGTTATATAATTTTGCAGTCGTTTTACATACATCGCAAACCGTAATTCTTGAATGTATGCTACCCCCGATTGACCGTTGTTAATAATGGCGTTGTCTTGTCCTTCTTTCATGAACGATAATGGAATGCGTAGTCCCCTGAACACTTTCCATTGAAAATATTCAAGATCAGCTAATTCTCCGAGACCTTGTCCCCCAGGTAACGTTTCGATTTTGGATCCTTTACCATCTGGACGTTGAGCCAAGAAGTATTCTTCGCTCATTGCTTGGGAATTGTATACTGAATCTACTTGGTCTACCCCTCCACCAAATGATGGGATTTTGCGTTGCCTGATCTCATTTTTAATATTTTCAAGATATGATTTCACTCGCTGCGGTGGCATTTTACCAACATCAATGTAGAAGACACGACGCTCAGGGGCGTGTTGCATCCTGTATATGATAATAGCATCTTCAACTAATTCTTTTTGTTTTTGTGCTCGATATATAGCACGTAAGACAGATTCGCCAAACGGTGCAGCTTCTGATATATCATCATTTAATGTGAACCAAACGACGTCGTTTGTGGAGTATACATCAACCAATTCTTGTGATTGACCACTTCCAACCGCATTTGGAGATGCTGAATATGGAGAATTTGGGACTTTTATTTCACGCTTGATCTGCCACCCAACAACCTCTGTCATGTCGTTTTCATCTACAATGGCCGCAACAACACTTTTCGGGTGCACGTATTCCCATCTCTTGGTCTCACCGTGTCTAATGAAAAAACAATCGCCATATTTAATCGTAACTCTGGCCACTTTAAATAATCGGGTTTTCCAATCGTGTAATTCTGACCAATATCTGAGTGCTGTGCGAAGTGTCATAACCGTTGATGATGTTATGCTATCATCCTTCTCTCCTTGCACAACTAATTCAAGCGGGAGGTCTGAATTAGGATCAGACCCAATCATCTCTTCGGCAATTGTATCCAAGCTTCGTGATATTTCTACGTCATTATCCATTAAATCATATTCACGGTATTTGGTGATACGGCTAGCAGCCCCTTGAACCAACCGTTGATACCAGGTATAATTTGCATATGTTCCGCTGTCTCCAATCCCCTGACTATCCGTCATGGTAGTTACTCCAGGGGTCGGTGTTACAACTTTAAAATAATCTGTGAATTTTGCCATTAATATTAAATCCTATTATTTGAGTGTATTGGTGTATTTATAATAAGAGGAATAGATACTACCTTGTCGTATTACATTAAATTTTTGTGGTTCCACATTAAATGAATCCGTGTTGAGAACCAAATCTATTATCCCTTCTTAACTTTGTCTTAGCCAATTCCTTTTCTTGTTCTGTCATAGTCAATAATATTAATTGTTTTTCCGCTAAATCCAATTGTTTATCGCTATTGTCTGCTAATTTTTTGAGGGTCTCATTAGTCGTGTCAATTTGTTTCGTGCGTGTAACGGCAAGTTTTTGTCGGTCTGCTTCTTTTTTAGCAATATCAGATGATTGGGTTTGATCATCTTTCCTATTATCTCCTGTTTTGCCCTCTTTTTCTGCTTTCTCCGTCTTGTTTGTAATTATTGTGGTTTGAGATGCTAGCCAAGCCTGTCGCTTGGCCAACGCCGCTTGGAGTTTTGCTTCTTCTAATTCTTGGTCTGTCTTTAGCCCCATCATATGTTTCATGCTTACTCCAAGGTCTTCTATTCCTTGGAACATATTTCCTATGTTGTCTGTTGTGAACCGACTAACGTAATTAGAAATATCATCTTCACCCTTGGCTGCTTTCCACGCTGTTTCTATCAATGCAGTACTACCTACAACGATGCCAGCAGCCGTAGCAAGCCCGCTTGCTGTTACTCCTCCTAAAATTCCGGCTGCGCCGGTTCCAGCGGCAGCAGTTCCT